TCGTTTAATTTGTTCAGCATGATACTCATCATGTAGATCTCGTTTCGCTCGATGTTCTGGATTGTCAGTGAGATCTAAAGTTCGGTAATAGGTTGAAGGTGCAATCGGTAAAATTCTACAAATCGCTTCAACACCATATCGATCTTTATTGTTATGGATAAAATCCACCATTATTTGTGTGGGCGGTCGAGCTCCGCCTGGGCGAAAAAAGCGGCTGCTTTGCGTAGAATTTCATTGGCACGTTTTAATTCTTTAATTTCACGTTCCATTTGCTTCATTTTTTCTTGGTCAGATATCTGTTGTACTTTGGCAGGATTTAGTTGATCCAGATGCTTTAAATACCAAACACGCAATGTTTCAGGAGTACAACCGATTTTAGGAGCAATAGCTGTGATTGCTGCCCAAGTAGAAGGATAATCTTTTTCAGATTCAATTAGTAATTGAACCGCTCTTTCTCTAATTTCGGGGGTATAGTTTGGTTTTGTCATCGGGATAGTCTCTCAGAATATTGACTCTCCGACAAACCCGGTACGGTTCATTGAGTTGAAAATGCCCCACATGCACTGCATCGGTTTGGGCATCTAGTAGTGATACATCTACATTATTGGCTAACCAAGCAACTTTGTTTGAATGATCAAAAATTGGAATATTTGCTTGAGCAATTTTACTGTTTGCATGGTACGGGCGAATTTCAATTCCAAAATGGGCCGCTGAAAGTGTCCCTAATGCGTAAAGTTCCTGATAATGTGAAACAGCTCGATCAACAGTTAGACCAGACCACAAGACAGGATTCTTAGCAAAACGTTCTTTAAACGGATTTAAAACGTTTCCAAAACTGTTATTTATAGTTTTATTCTGCGTTTCGTATTCAAAGAAAGCCATTATTCTTCATCCTCTGGAAATTTACGGCTCTTAGCAATACTTTCAGCTAATGTTAATGCTTCCTCATATTTCATACCTGTATCGCGCTCAAGAATGTACGCCATAATATCTACATCTAAATTTGATTCTTTCAATGATGCGATTACTTGTGTTTTAAGTAATGTTGTATTCATTCTTGATTGAGCATTGTTGATTTCTTCTGTAGCTGCTGCAGTTTGGTTTGAATAGTATTCAACTTGCCAAGGGTAATCTTCAGGCTCAAATTGTTCGTTGTAAGCAAACCCCCAATCCAAATGAAGAATTTGATTAATCCCTTCGGAAGCTGCTGTTCGAATGTCTTGTGACCTACGCATGATTTGTGCAGAGGTATGGAATGCTCCACCTTCTCCAATACCACCAGTTAACATATCAGCCCAACCGACCATGCTTGGATCTAGACCAATTCCGCCCATCAGCAAACGGACATTAATCATGAACTGTTCAATATTAATAGGTGAGCTTCGTTGATTCTTGATATCACCTACTGGATTTAGAACTTGTTTTTCATCAAATACCGGAAGCATGTGAAAAGCAGTATTCCAGACTGCTTCACCACCTGATAAAGCATCACGGACATAAGCCTCATGATTTTTAAGCAAACCTTCTAAACCACGGATATAGGCTTGACGTTGTGCTGGCGGCATTCCTGACATATTTACTGTCAAGAACATCTGATTTACGGTATCTGCGATTTGCTGGCTATTCATAGATGCCAAAGCAAGGATTACATCATCATAAATATCTTCAATCTCATAAAGAAATGAGCCGCCTAAATGCGCGGGTAAGATTGGTAGCTCATCTGGATCATCACCCTCCAACATTTTCGTGACAAGACCAGTTTCAACAAGCTCATATTGAGCAATATTGCTCATACGGGGCATTTTGAAACGTACCATTTGGATAGTATTCAGTTTGGTAATAGTTTTTTGCCAATTGCGAGGATCTAAACAAAAAAAGGCGACAGTCTTACTGCCTTGTTCGAAAGGCTGTATTAATGGCGGATATGTATACTCATTACAAACGAGGTCAATTACACCTTTATCTTTTTTCCCATAAATACGTGCATAGGAATCACCGAAAGAAATAGCATCTCGGGCAAGTTTGCTTAAATACTTATTGATAAGCTTTTCCATCTTTACACGGCGCTCATCTAGTTGTTTTTTTAGTTTTTCAGCTGCTGGTCCATTCGCCTTTTTTAACCGTTCTGCGGGCGTAATAAAGACTTGTTGGCCGCTATAAGAATCTCCGCCTAAGGCTGCAGAAACATGAATCCCCATACCCTCTGCGATAGGTGCAAAGCGTAACATTCTCTCCCATTTAGTAAGAATTTCTTTTCGAGTACGCTTCTTATTGGCTTTGGTTTGGTTAGTCCCAAGTGAAAACGGAGCCATAGTTTCATATAGCTGCGCTGTTGCATCCTGATTAGACGTATCGAATTGCTGATCATATGAATTAACATTTTCACCGAGTAACAACGATAAGAACCGAGAAGACATAACTAAGCCAAAATACCTAAATAATTAAGTATTTTGATGACTAATAATTTTTAACTTTTAGATGGGTTCCAAAGTTAATTGGAACCGTACAGATTCCATTAATTAACTGCATGCAATTCTATCTGAACAAATTTCTTATCTAATTAGAGGAAAAGCTCATGGCCGAAGTTAAAGTATTTAATGCTTTGGATATTGAATTAGCTCAAAAAACTCAAGACATCGTCAATGCTCAACGTTTTAACAACCGTCCTGCTTTCAAAACATTAAATCTAGGCTGGGATTTAGAGACTGGGTCGGTAGCAGTAAATTACACATTTGTAGAAGAACCACAAAGTACTGATCAACCTGCATAACATTCTTTAATAAGAAAGCCCCAAAAAGGGGCTTTCTTAATATCTAATAACCTTATGATGCAAAAGAGGTAATATGAACAGGAAGAGTGCCATTAGGCCCTAAATTTTCAATAATCCTTGAAGAGATATCATTTAATTTAGCAGCAGCCGCAAACTGTAATTGTAACTGACCGTTAGAGTACCTACCAAATAAGCCCCCTCTATTTAAGTTATTCATAGGTCCCGGTCTAAACCACGAAGGTAAAGTATTTAATAAGATACCTACATTAGAACCAATGCTCAGCGTAATACCGTTTAATAAATTATCTGCTGTTAATTGATATGTTTGCACAATCCTTGGAACATTTTTAGCAGATATAGCAGACCAGATTAAATTACCTTGCTCATCATATACATCTAAATAACCAGAGATTTTAGTGTAGTCATAACTTAAAAATGAAATATTATTGTTATGCACACTATGCCAATATTTCCCACAAAACTCTGTTCCTTCAGATAGGTTTAAAATATAAAGAGTCTCTTTTGGTAAATCATTACGAAAAGAAGGATATACCAATCTAGGGGTTTGAATAAAACTAGGTGCCCAACCAGAAGATGCACCTATTGAACTAGGTGTACCACCATCTAACACTTGTACAGAATTTACACCTAAATGTCTGTAAGTGTCGCTAACAATAATTTCACCTTTATCATTACTTACTTCAAAGCCAGACATTATCCATACCTATAAATATCAACAGTAAGAAGGGCCAAACCAGATAATGCACTCACTCTTACTACATTAGGTGTATAAATAGACGCAAAAGGCCCACCATGGTAAGCAAGTGTAGGGTATTGCTGAGTCATATTACCTAAGCAGTTTTCTCTAACAATTGCTATATGAGTTTCAGATGTAATACCGTCATAAACATAATCCTTATAATACTCATTAGAACCTAAAGAGATTTCAAAAGTATGTATTAAGTGCATTTGACGATCTGTAACATCAACAACAATCTTCCCAGTTTCATCAAAACATTGTAAGCCTTGTGGCATATTGTCCTCCCAATATAAAGGGCTAGATAACTAGCCCTTCTTCACTACCACAGCCCTAATTTAACCCTGACAACATTATTATCGTCGTAAACCGTAATTAAACTGCCGCTTAAAACCATTCTTGCACCATTGGGGTTAGCCGGATCCTTGTAGGTAGTTAAGGTCCCCAACTCACCAGCAATCGCGCTCAATTTATCGACATTAAACAGTTCAGCTGTTAAAGACTTCGCTTTGAAGTTTGCAGCTGTCAAATTCTTAATAAATACATCACTGTTCATCACAACTTGATTGTCTTGGATTATGAACGGCATATATTTAGTAGAAGAAGAACCAGTTGTGAAGAAAATTCTATCCGCTTGAAAACCTATAGAACTGAGCACAGTTCCATTCGTTTGCTCGCTGACCATAGACATTCCAGAGAACACACCATTATTATCCATTCCCATTACGTACTTACCTTTCACACCATCGATCAAATCAGCTTGTGATTTAAGCTTGATAGCATTTTGGCCGTAAACAGAAACCAAAGTTTGTAATGCACCAGCATATGCTCCCACATCAGTTGTATATGTGGTTTTGAAATTTTCAAAATCAGCAATGTTGTCAGCATCTTCAATATCTATAAAGTCTAGATCCACTTCACCAGCTTTACCGGAATAGTTACCAATGAATACTGGTGTAAAGAAAGCAGCTTTATTAGCAAATGTTTTAGGGCTTAGTAGAGTGCCAGCACCTGCACTTGCACCAGCAGATCGCCCCTTAAAATAAGCAGTACCGGTTATCCAAGTTCCCAACGCTGGTGCGGTACCTGCGACTAAATAGTGACTTGAACCGATATCATTGATTTCAGAGTTATCTTGAGCAATATATTTTGTTTTATTGGCGTTTTGACAGGTCGCACCAACATAAACAACTCCGGTACCACTTACACGGCGGAATCTATACTTAACTCGGTAATATTTATTGTCATCGATAGGCAAAGATGTGAACCAATTTAACCAGGCTTCATCATTACCTACGTTATTACCAATTCTTAATGCATATCCTCCACGACAAGTTGCATCGGCTACTAAACTAAGTTCAGGCTTATTTCCACTTGGAGTTTTTACTAACCAATCTTTTTGCCATGTTTCTAGTACTGATGCCATGATCTTTTGACCATTTGCAGAATACAGTGCAGACATTCTTTCTGTTGAAGATGCGATTGCTTCATTCGTCTTGGTAGACGTCATGTAATCACGCTCTAATGTCGCTTTTGTAGTAGAAGCTATATCCTTGGCAGTATCAGCTATTTCTTTAGCCTTCTCCGATATTGAACGTACTAATGCTTGTCGTGCATTGTGAACGTTAGCAAAGTTTGTAATGAACTGGTTTCGGTCAATCGTACTAGTTACATTCATATTTGCGAATAAAGATGCCAAATATGTATTTAAAGTACTGAATGCCGTGGCATAAGCAGCAGAAGATATACCATAAGTGACTGCCTCAGCTCGCAAGCTTGCATCAGTTTGATAAAGTGTATCCCAAACCAACTTCGCCTGTTTTTTCTCAACTGGTGTGAGTTTATTATCAGCAGCAATATCACTTAACTGAGCCATTGGAACATCCACTTTGGCTTGTGAACCTGCAGTGGTTTCCATCATTGAAGTCACTGTAAACGGCGTAACTGACTTATAAACTGATAAATCTGTTTCAATGGCCGCCGTCCAGCCATCTTTAAAGTAATCTGGCGGATTTGTATGAGTAATAGTGGCCGACTCAACTGTAATTGCTGGGTAAGACCAAGCATATTTTTTGGTAATTAAGATGCACACCTTATTATTGCTATCTAAAGCTAAAGCTAGACCTTTAGTCGTAGCATTACTTTCATCTAAAGTGATACCAAAAGAACGAGAGGTCATATTCGAATAAAATGGCACTGTTGACGTATATGCATAAAATGCCAAATCCAGATCGAAAATATTATCTTCTTTGTTATTGTAGTTATAACCAGAAATTTTAACCTTGGTCATGTACGCACCAACTGTAATTGGTGTCTTAATAACCAATGTACCCGAAGTAGTGATTGCTTGACGCCAAGTTAAAGGCTTAACGAAAATTTTCCCTGCACCTGAACTCAATGGCTGCACACTCATAGCATTGGTATATTCAGAAGTAATTTTCTGTGAAGATGCTGCAATTGCACGCTCAACATTAGTATTTGTTATATCCGCATTCAAAATATAAGCGCCGTTTTTACTGTCTAATTTTGAAGACATTTCAGTAAGTTTGGCAGCCCAAGTTTCTTTGAAGTTCGTTAATGTTGATATAGAGTCTGTGGCTGAAGAAACAAAGTCCTGTAAAGTCGGGTCAGCTGAAGCGTAATCAGTAACGTCATATTGCTCGATTTGGGCTAAGGTCCAAACTAAAGGCGCAGTAGCTGTTGGTGTAGATCCTCCCGCCACATAAACATGTCCTGAGTTAGAGAAAGAACCTACAGCACCACATTTAATCATTCGAATATATGTTTCGAATTTGCCTGTACCCTCAGTATTGCCAATGAATCGATCAATTGCCCCTGTCCCCATTGCGTTACCAGCATTCACCAATTTATATCCAACTGGTAGCTTGATTAAATACTTGATAACAAAAACAGCATTTGCACGGCCATAAACGAGTTGAACAAATCCACCCCATGTTGGGCTGGCAGCACCAATGGTTTTAATTTCAATTTCATAGGTTGATGTAGTTGGGTTATCAGCACTTTTCGCGACACGAGTAACTGTCACGTTCCCATTGCCGGCATTGTTATAGACAGATACACCATTGTTACCTTTTTTGAAATTTACGTCTCCCTGCAACAATTTTCCATTAGTAATCATCATCGCCAGCATTGTTGTGTTTTCTAGTGCGGAACCAAGATTATTTGTACTTGTTTGAAGCTGAGAAATTTCAGTATTTCTAAGTGTAGCTAGATCCTTTGATGTTTGGTCAGCTGTAGCTTTTGTTGTTTTTACTACAGAAGATAAACCACCAGGTACAGTTGCATCATATTGTTGAATTTGCTGAGCTATAACCCCTTTATTTACATCAGCCTTGATAAAAGTATCTTCAACAAATTGAGCATTTTGTTTAAGAGACGATCTAAATCCGCCCTTAAAATTTGGCGCTGAATTACCCCGGCTAATAAACATATTAGTTACAGTAAATGTTCCACCAGATGGAGCATTATCAAACCGTAAACCCAATGGAATAGCTTCAAAAGCAGAGGCTTTTAAATCAGATGGGAAAATACCAGTAAGTTCTATTTCACCACTTGCAGCTACAACAAACGAAGGCAACCCAACACTATAAGTTGCACCATGAAATTGAATACTACATGTAGCGCCAACTAATCCTGCAGTTGCTGTGTATTTGATTCTCGCAACTATTGGATCACCCTTATCAATTGGAATTTCCTTGTGTTTATATTGCAGTTCCCAAACAGCTACAGTTCGGTTTGTACCAGTAGAAATACTTAAATTTTTAGTATCATCACCAAGTAAAATCCAGTTCTCTTCTGAGTAACGTAAAGTATCAAGTTGTGCTTTAAAAACTTTGATTTCCTCAGCAAATACTTCTTTCGCATCAGATCTTGTAATTTTTTCTTGAAGAATTTGTGCGTGGTTTTCTAAAACCTTTTGTAAGTTTCCACTATTGTTTGCCAGACCAATCGGGATACCACTAACTACTTGGACTGCAAGCATGATTTGCTTAGCCCCATTTGGTCCAGTATCTGGTGTTGCATGCAATTCTATACCACGACCTGAACCAATCCCCTTCTGACCAACTAAAATGTATGCATCCCGACCCGTTATTTGATCAAGTGTGAATGGATTGGCACCTAATGAAATTAGTGCATTCTTAACTGGTGCTAGGTTTACCCCAATACTGTCGTAGTTTGTAACGATAACAAAGGTGTCATTTGGAATCGCAGCAATAGCGTTACTCATTGCCGTAGCATTTGCTACAGCTGCATAAGTATCATATCTAGTTGAAGAAGCAATAGAACCATCAGCTGCTAAAACATGTACTGAAAAACCACGAGCTGAAGCTACTGATTTGATTTCACCCTTTAAGTTTTTAATCCCTGTGAAAAAGCCATTCCAGCCACATGAATAAACACGGTAATTGAAAACTTGACCAAGGTCCTGATTTAATTGTTTATAACTTGATTCCAAGTTATTAATAGACTGTGTGGTGTTCTGTTGATTATCACTAATAGTTGAATTAATTTCCTGAAACTTACCATCTACAGCAGTTTTATTATTGTCTACAGTAGATTTTAAAGTCGCATAATTCTCTGCAAGTGAAGTAATCTTCTCACCGTTTTTTTGAACATCCGCTTTAGTACCCTCAATTGCAGAAGCATTAGCTTCAAGATCCTTAATTAGTTCACGAGGATTTTTTCTAAAACCAGTGGCTAACTCACCTTTTTCAAGTTGCACTTCTCTAATTAAAAAGTCAGGAGCAAAACCTACTTGCGAATATAAAATTAAGTTAATATGCTGTAAATTAATAATATTTGTATCAAAGGTATAAGTACATAATGTTTCTTTATCAGTCGAAATGTTATTCCATGTAGTACCAATTTGGTTGTTACTACCTGATGAATCTCGACGGTGTATAATTAATAAAATTTGAGTCTGTGCAGCTGTCAACGACATTGCTTTAAATGACAATGTGTACTTCTGATTCATCTCTAAACCATCTGCCAATGTCAGAGTTTCAATAAACCCTTTAAAGTATGTAGTTGTATCAGTAGATTTAAAGTGCCCCCAAGTAGCACCTTTTGAATCTTTATAAACTTCAAGTAGATTACCTGCCACAGCAGAATTTTGACGCCAATTTAAGGTGCCTAAAGGGCTTGAGAAATCACCATTTTTAATAATATTATCACCACCACTAGTTGAAATAGCGGCTTTGATGATTTTACTTTCCTCTGCAATCGCTTGATTAGTCTCAGTTTTTGTATAACGAGTACTATCAAGAGTTGCTGAACTGTTAGTCCATAGATCACCAAATTTTTGACGAAATTTAGCTTCAAGGGTTTCAGTTGCAGAAGTTATTGCTTGAGCAGTATCTGCTTTAGAAGAGTAATCCTTAATTAGAGTTGAAGTACTTACCTTATCATTTAACGCTTTATTATTACCCTCAAAAACTTCTACCCAATGCACTGTAGTAGTGGCATTAGCATTTGCTGACGAATTTGGAAAACAAGCAAAATTAACAACCGTTGAGTCTGTTCTAGCAATTGTAGTTAAGGTAAATTCGAAAATGTCTTTACTAGCTGAAAAAATAGGCGCATCTGCATTAAATACATTAGCTCCGCCAATATATATACGCAAATTGGCTGCATTGTTCCCTCCATTATCAAAGGTAACTTTTGCTCTGACGGTAACAGTAATACCAGGTGCATTTAAACTTTTTGCTAAGGGATATGATATTTGTACATAACCACCCGTTTTGCTTTTTTCGACATTCCCCCCGACCACAATGTTGTCAAAAGCCTTTCCACCGATACTTGTTTTCAAAGCTTCGGTTGTAGTTGATATTGCGCTATCAACATCAGATTTAGTCATCCGGTCTGAAATTTGTTTAGCCTGTGCTGCCAAACCATTTACAGGATCATTAATTGTTGATTCTAAGTTTTGAGTTTTTTTAGCTAAAGCAGTACTTTCAGTAACATACGTTTGTTTAAATTCATTTAAATTTGCTGATACTTGATCGAATGCTGCATTGAAGTCGTAAGGACTTGCAATCCAATTATCTGTAGTTATGAATTCACCTTTAACCAATACAGCCCAATACACAGTACCAACACTTTGCTTGTCTGCAGTTGGTCTGCTAAGCATATAAAAGTTAACTTCTTTGGCGGTACCAGCTGAAGTCTTCGTAAAAGTAATTTTGCTTATTACCTTACCTGAAGTGTTAATAACCTGCTGTAAAAACTGACTTCCTCCACCAGCATATACAGCTAAATTTGAGTTAGTGTCACCAGCACCACGTGTATGCTCTGCACACCAAAGAAGAGTGTACTTTGCTCCTACTTCCCAGTCTTCACCAAGCTTATAGCGTAAATGAGGATATGAAATGCCATCGTAGTTTCCAACTACATTAGAGTTAATCAACAAGTTCGTACCAGCCGGTGCGGACTTTTTAAGATTTGCAGATAAAGTATTCGCCTGTTCTGTAACAGCTTTAATCAGTCCAGCTTGTTCAGATACTTGAGAATTTGTGGTTTGTAATGCTTCAGTTGAGGCTTTTTTACTTACTTCGGTGTTGGTTATTGTTAGATCATTTCTAAGTTTTGAAATATCTAAACTTTGAGACGATAAAGTATCACCATGCTTCTTCACTTCAGCTTGAGTAACTTTAATCGCTTCCGCATTAGCATTTAATGAACTTTGAGTATCCCGTGGGCTTGGGCTCCACGCTGTAGCTTTATTACCAGCTTCGATCTGTAATTTTTGAATTGTAGGAATTCGCCCCGTGCCATATGTACCGTAAAACTCAATTGTAGATTCAGTTGAACTGCCAGTGTTTAATTTAGGAAAAACCGTCACTGCAAATTTTTGAAATTCATTTGCTTTAGTTACTGTAACTGAAGTTGCGAAAAAGTGGGCAGAACCATTAGATGAGTAAACCTGAACCGAACCGGCAACAGGTACACTCACTTCAAATGAAATGGTAACCGGCTTATCTAAGTTTTCGTCATAAAAAGCTTTCAACTCTTTGCTACGTTCATACATTAAGTATTCACGGCTTGTTGCTGCTGTGGATGTTCGAGGCGCTTCTGAATTAGCTACGGCGTTTACACCACCAATCTTAATGTTATTCACTGCAGCTGTAATATCAGTCGCCACACGCCCCATGGCGCTATCAAGATCACTCTTTGTAGCTGTTTTCAATAATGCTTGAGCGTTGCTCTGAATACCTGTTTCAGCATTCTGCATTCTTGATTCAAGCTTACTGGTTCTTTCAGCTTCAGCTTCTGTTCTGTTAGTTGCTGTTTTGAATAAATCATTTGCAGTTGCTGTTGCATCATTTGCAGAAGCTAAAGAGTTGTTATCTTCAACAATAATGTAATTAAGCTGACAAATTCCTGTCTGGAAATTGTAGTTTGCAGTAAACATTGGGGCATAATATTCAGCTTGTGCTGGGAAAGTACGTGGATTATCAATTGTCCCTAAACCAGTTGCCGCCCCAGTAGACTTACCTTTCATGTATAGAACTACTTCTTGCCACTCACCTAAATTAGGCTTAACGGCCGACAATAAGTAGTTAGAAGATCCCATATCACCTGCAAGGGAGTTTGTAGTCGTTACGTATTTACTTTGGTCTGCATTTTTACATGCAACCCCAAGGTAAATAGTTCCAGATTCCCCTGCTACACGGCGGAAGCGAGCACGTACCCGATAAAGCGTATCTGGATTAATCTTTACAAACTCATTCCAGTGAACCCATGCCTCATCATTACCGGCATTATTCCCAAGCTCAAGAATATAGCCACCAAATGCATCAGCATCTTGAATTACTTTCGCTTCACCAGTGGTTCGCCAACGTGTCCAGTCATCAATTCCTTTTGACGTTACAACAGCACGTACACCCGACGTTACTTGCGTTTGTGACTTTAAGCTTAAAAGATTTTGAGAAAGTGCTTCGGTAGCTTTTACCGCCGTTGTACCTGTTTGCTGCGCCTCTGCTGCATTATCGAAAGCTAGTTTAGCAATGTCATCAGTAGTTTTAAGTGATGATGAAAGGCCATTTATTCTTGTATTTGTATTACTTTCTAGGGTTGAAACACTTTTTTGAACATCAGTAATTTGCCCTTGTACCTTTAAATTTTCTTTAGAGATACTTGTATCAAGTTCACTAAATTTTGAAGTAGTAGACTGTTCAAATTCGGCGAGCGACTCAGTAACTTCTAGAATATTTGCATTAGATTTCCGATCAGCCTCTTCTAGAGCTGCTTTCGTTTGGTCGATGCGTAAAGATAAGGCTTTATCACCATCAGAAACTGATTGAGCAATTGTTGCTAAATCTGACGTTGTTTTAGTTTTATTCGAATTATAGTCGGTTTTTAGTTCTTCAAGTTTTTTTGCTTCTGAAACAAGCTTTTCATCAACAAGTTTTACAGATGATTCAACCTTTTCGATATATGAAGCATTTCCAGTAATTTGATCACGCCATGCTTTTGGAATGGTGTCATTAAGTGCAGTAATGTCCCAGACTTCATAATCGGCAAGGATTACATCCACTGGGTTTGCTGTGCTTGGTAAAGGTGGATTAGTGCCAGCAATAACACGGAAATGCCCATGGATAGCTGCAGGCGCATCATAGCCACACTGAACAACAGAGTAATAAACCTCAAACATACCTGTTCCTTCCTTATTCCCAAGTACACGTAAATAACCACCCGTACCTGTAGCATTGCCAACTGGTAATAAATAAGTGCCCTTAGGCATTTTAATAATTTGTTTTATTAAAAACGTTTTATTAGGAGCAGCAACAAGAGTTGGAACAGTCCCATACGGCGCTTGATAATATGCTTAATGCCCTGTTTATCACTGCCATACTCAAAATCCACCCAGCCTAGATCATTACGATACATAGCTCTATGCACTGTGGTTTTTTCCATAATGGCTTTGTTCATTGCAGCTTTACCACGTGTGATATTTGCTGTAAGTGATTTGATTGGACTTGCACTATCAAATTCAGGCTTTCCCAGTTCGGATTGACCAGCCTCCGAACTTATACCAAGTTGATGCTTTGCTTGTTCAATTTGTTCCTTAAGCTGGTCACGGTGTGCTGTTTGTTTAGCTAAATCTTCATCAAGCTTTTGCTCTTGTTCTTCGACCTCTTTAATTTTTTGATCTACAGAAGTACGGCGTGGCGGTAAGCTTACTTTTTCCCGTTTATTTTGTTCTTGAATTTTTGACTGTGCTTCACGGATAAGTTTAGCAACACAACTCACGGCGTTTTCAAATGTTGGCTTATAGTCATCACTAAAATCACCTGATAACACAATCACTTTGTCATTAAGTTCGGCCTTCACAACATCTGCTAAAGCACGAACATAAAGTGTGAGCGTAGCGCCACCTGAAAAGAAAAATGCAACTGGTAAAACGCTAACACCAGCAACACGCTTAATTTTGCGAAATTCTGGTGTAACAATCGTTTGGCCTGTTGCTTTTTCTAAAGCCGATTGGATCTTTTTAATGTATGGAGTAGTAGCTGTTATAGCTGCAAGATTAAGACTGCCCATGAAAAATAACCTCATATCAATGAGGTTATTTTGAAATCTATTGGATGTACAATTTGTGCAAGGTTCCAATTTTTAGAACCCTAAAACGAGGAAAACACCCCGCAGGGTGCTTTCAAATAAGACTTATTGGATTATCAGCGAGAAATTTATTACTGATATCTTATTCAATAAGATTAGCTATGTACCTATAATATTAATTACTGCACCACTTGTCAAATTTGTGCAACAGTGAAATTACTAAAAACCTCTAGAAATAACTATTCCACCATGTTGGTGCTTAATTTCTATTAAGCATGAAATTTTCAAAAGACGACGGAACTCTCTCTTAGCCCTTGATAATGGCAGTTCTCTCATATAGGAATAATTTTTATATATTTCGATAGTTGATTCTTGGCAGAACCAATCAAAATGTCTTTTATAACTTGATGATAAATAGTCATCCCTTCTATCTTTTGATATCCAACCTATTAACCGGCATAAACGATGATTCAAGGTCAACATTCTTGAAATGCTTTCACTTGGGGTAGTAGCAGATTCATAGATCACTACTTTTGATTTTTCATGAAGAATCTCAGTAAATTTCCATAATGGCTCGTGGTGAGCAATACGATTTCTTAAAGATAGAACCTGTCTTAACCGAATAATCAAATCGTCTATAGCATTTGTATCCCAATAACTTTTATTTACAGCAAAATGATCTTTAAAACCCTTAAAGAAAACTTCAGGCCAATCAATAGAAGGATGTAATTCAATAAGTTTAATCCAAAAACCAAATGTCTGATTTGCTATAACTTTACCTGGAGTTGGAATGTTTTGTGTTTTAGGAACTAAAGTCGTAATTCCCTTAACCTTCTTTTTCCTATGAGTCATTTTTTTTAATATTTTTTGAGTTTCCAAGTTTAGTATATTTTGGTCCATAAGGTACATGTACCAATCATTATCATGTATGTGTCCTTGATTTTTATGCGAAAAATAAAGATACGATAATTCTTTATGTACCATATTACGAAATGCAACTTCAAAAATACTTAACAACTTAAAAAAAGCAGTTGAGAGCGCATCATTCCAAAGGTATACACCTATGCATTCCTCATTATTTTTTAAATTAAAATATAATTTATAACTCTTTAATCGATCAGAAGATAACAAGTCTACGGTATTAGAAATATTGCTAGACTTCATTTTCTCCGAAATCCTATGAATAAATTATTAAATTAACCTACTAATTGTATATTAATTAAAGGAATAACTCTATTAACTTGTTCAGTTCTATTATTTTCGCTTTCTCTTTTCAAACGTCCTTCTCAACCATTCCTCTCGATCTTCAACATTCTCAATATTTTTAAGTTTGCGCCAAAATTCACTAATAGCCTTTGAAAATTTAACAACGTCATCATCCGTAATATTAAATGTAGGTTCATATATAAAGTAAGGCAACGGATTATTTTCCATACCATGATAATTTTCTTTTAAATAAAATGGGTACTTGTTACACAGCTCTCTATATGAGCTTCCATTTCCATGCTTAAAAACATTAACAATTACTCTACAAGCATCAAAATCTTTAAAAAACTCTTGTTTTTCGATATCGAATTCATCAGTTTTAAAAAGCATAAATAATTTGTTAACTGGCAGAGTCCAAATTTCATTTCTGACTTGATGAGTACATCCCCACCATCTGGATTGATTATGTAGGAATGAACGAAACTGTTTTTCCCATCTATGATACATTCCCGCAATAACTGAAAATCTGACATTCTGTTGAAGATCACTTAGATTTTGATAAAAGATAATACTTGCATCATATGAATCATAATATAATGAAGAGGAATCATATGGATCTTTATTGAAGTAATGGCTCTCTTTTTCAGTCCGCCATTTTTCTTCATATTCATCAGCTTCTTGAGAGATGTTATCAAATTGATTCAAAAGCTTGAGCTGACATTGTTCTAAGTAAAAGTCATTTATTTCTATTAAGTTTTTTCTTAGTTGATCGTACAATTCAATAAGCATCAAATTTCCCCATTATTAAAAATATTTACAACTCATAAAGGAACAACAAGGGAATGAATAATTCAATCCCTTTAATATTCTCTACAAATATTGAATTTATAAGCAACCAGGTTCGTTACCTGATCTACACTCTTGCATATCTTGTAGTTCTTTAATTCTATTTTCTGTCTTTTCCACTAAACATGCATTATGAACAAATGGATATAAAGAGCCCTTTAAAACAGGTGAAGATTGAAATTGGCAATCTTTTTCTTTGTATTGAATCCAAGCTCTTTGAGCCTCTTTTAATTGAAGTTTCTCTGTTGGGTTAAGCTCTTTCATATAATTTGCATAAACGGAATTAATTTTCTGATTTGCAGAATTCAAAACATTTGATGAGCAAGTATTTAAAGCCGATTGATTTGGCAAATTTGAGCATTTATCTATACCAGCAAAAGTAACTGAACAAGTAATCGTGCTCATAATTAAAAAAGTAATTCTCATGAATTTATACATCTAATTGCTCCACTCTTAATTTATTTATATCTATCTTTAGTACATGGTAGCCAATTCAAATCATTTCCTGCAGCCTTCTCGTTTTCTGAGCCCCAACACCATCCGCCATTTTTAATATCGACATATAAAGTTTCTCTTTCTTCACAACTTTCAATAGTTTTTGGGTCATCACCCGAACCACCACGGCATGAATCATTGAGCTTTTCATATTGGAGAATTTTGTCTTGAATGATTTTAGGAATTTCAGAAGATTGCTTTTTCAAATAATCGTTAATACCTTGTATTGATAGTTCGCCAGCTTGATAAAAATGAACATATATAATTGGTAACTCTTCAATTTGATTAGTTGTTGGGTTTGTATAAGTAAAAACGTCTGACGGCGCAACAGTGCCCTTAAATGCAATTATGTCGCCTTCTATAACCCTTGCTTGTACATTTGGATCAAAAACTAAAACAACTAAATTTCCATCAAAATTAGCTTTATTTGCCAGAACCCCATATAAACCAGCTTTTTGATTTATTAATGGCCTTGAGGATGCCAAAGCCAAAGTATGATTATCAACCTTCTGAATTGATTCGATACTCGCTGCACCTATTAATTTTGTACCTACATCATAATCATGAAATCTAATTCCTCTATAGGTTTTGTCGTCATTTATTAAAATACTTTGATTCAAAAAATCAGATTCATTTAAAGATGTAAAATCGTAAGTTGCTTCCGCTTTAACGGGTTCTTGCATTGCTGAGTTAGATCCTTCAGCTGGTTGCTCATTATTTTTATTACAACCAGCTAATGCAAGCATAGTAATTAATACCGTTAAATTTAAAGCTCTAAGAGTCATTAATAAACTAACCTTCTAAGTTTCCCATTCCTATCCCACCAGTTAAAGCATGTGCTAGGAATCTATCATTTACATTCTGACCGATATTACCATTATTACCATTAACAACAACGACTTCCTGAGGATTTGGAGTATTAAGTGGCTGTTTAAAAGCTGGTACTTTTGTTATAGGAGTACTTTTTAGACTAGTACCACTTGAGCTAAGATCCCTTTTTGAAGTTGGTATATGTGGAGTTTGAGAGCTTAAAACGCCTGAGAGTTTTCTACTTGTTTGGTTATAGATATTTCCTTGCTTTGGCTCAATGCCAGAAGCACTCTTCACTGTTTTAGCTTCTACATCTTTTAATGTTTTAGAGTTATCTTGCTTATCTGTAAGTAGAGATCTTTTGCCTGCATCAACATGGATATTTTGTGCCATTGCTGAACGTTTCATAGCTTCAGCTTCAACTGCTGCAGGTCGTTCATAATATCGGGAGACAATAGCACCGGCTTGATTAGCGGATTTAGATTGTCTTAACTTTTTACCTGCAGATGATTCATTGTTATTTAATTCCCAGTTCACAAAAGCTAATTGTTCTTGATATGAGGATTGACGAATATCTTTACCAAACTTTTGTTTAAATTTTGCTTGTCTATCAGGATGCCATTGACCAATTCCAAAAGCTTTACCATTATCACCAATAGCCGTATGTTTAAAGCCACTTTCTGCTTCAAGATTCGCAACTATTCCAGCAGCTTGCTCTGGTGTCCAATTTCCTCCTTCCTTACTTGTGAAAAACTTTAATGCCTCATCTCTAGCAGCTGATCGATTAACTGGTTGTGCAATTGTAGCGCCATATTGAGCTACACCAGCATTTGCTCCAAAACCCGGCTTATAAACTCCTTGACCGATTCCCCATGTTGGAACGCCTTCATGAAATGGATTAAACCGGTTAAATTTATCCTTAATGAAGTCTAAGGCATCACCAGCAGTATCTTTAACGCCGTCTATAACTTTTGAAGCAGTACCTTTCGCCTGATCAAAAGCATTAGACGCATAGCTTACAAATCCTTTCCAAGCAGTATTAATAATACTTGGTACATCTGCAGCAATTAATGAATCGGTCCATTCTTTAAAATACGGCGCAACTGCGGTACCTAGCTTATTACCTATCCAAGAACCAGCCATACCACCAATCAAAGTACCAGCTGGACCAAATAAAGACCCGACAGTACCACCAATTACTCCACCTGCAAGACTACCAACGGTACCGCCCTTTTCTTGTGTACTTTGTTCATTCCAATCTAACAATGATGCACCAGCAGCCAGTGCACCAATTACGGGTAGACCACGTCCAAACTTGAGAAGTTTACCCAAGCCCTTTCCTAATTTCCCTACACCTTTCTTTCCTTTGCCTAGAACACCGCCTAGAAGCCCACTGCCAGCAGATAGAGCTGTAGAAAGTAATTTCCCTAGTGAACCTAACAAACCACCCTTAGAAGCTAAATTATCGGCAATACGCTGCAATAACTTTATTTGTTTGCGGTTATGGTTCTCTTGTTCCCGAGGTAATGGCTCATTTCGCTTTTTACTACGCATTAATCCAGTTAATGGCCGCAAAGCTAATCCTGCTGCACGGCGTACAGGTGAAAGTAAATGACTAACTTCATTGATAGCATCAACTGTAGGATCTACACCTTGTGGTGAGTTCGGCATTACCCCTTTAATCGCCGTAGATATCGTTTGGGCAACTTTACGAATCGATGATTGGTTTTGGGGTTCATTTGGATTAGATACAAAACGGCCCTTTTCATCACGCTCAGGAACAGTAGGATTTACAATTTTTGATAAGTCTTCATGACTATTAATTTCTATAGCTGGCTTTCGTCCTTTAGCATTGTTGATTTGTTTTTTATCTACTGTAGTAAGGTCATTAATTGATTGGTCCAAAACATCAGCAAAGTCTTTGACCAGCTTGTCTGCTACAACAAAAGATTGAGTGATTGGATTAGCTTTGTCTTTTAATAAATCTTCAAAATCTAAAGCTTGTCTATTATTGACAGCATTAAGCATCTTTTGAAATTCAGTCAGTTTAGGCTGAGGCTGTGCAAATTGTGCTTTTTGCTCTTCAAAGCTTTGAGTAAGGATACCAATGATCTTTTCAATGTTTGAATCAATCGTACTAACTTTTTTTTCAACTCGTTTCATTCCAATGATAAAGCCGAGCTCGTCATAGGATAAAACTGTATCATTGTGATTTGAATTTGCCATAACAAAAATGCCCCATACTGATATAGAGCATTTTTGCAACTTACTAACTATGAATTTATGATGAGTTCCTAGACTTAAAAGTTAACTTTAAAAGTGTTACTTACAGGGCTATCAGTAATAATTTCTACTACATAACCTAATTTTGAGAAATGAATTTTTGCCTCTTCTAAATACTCTAAACTCACGGCACTTTTGTCAAAACTCCAACTGGAAAACCGTTTTCCAAAACACGAGTCAGCTTTAATTGCATTACTGAGAATATTAATAATATCAAGAACGGTTGGATTGCTTTGCTCCGCAATTTTTGCAGCTTCAGCAGCGGTAATACTAGATGACATAGTGAACATTCTCCTAAATTGTTAGTGTTCTCTACATTATAGTAAGCACGTGATAATAACCTCTTTTCATAGTGTGCCAAACGTATCGGGAGCTGAACAATGAGCATAACACTTAGCGGTCATCAACTAAAAAGCCTTCTCGAATTTGTAAATCCAGATGGTGAGAAAGATTTAGATCAACTTGATACTGAACTAACAATTAAATTCTTTGAAGATGGCCACAGTGGAAAAGGCTATTACTTTTGGATGACCGAATATCCAGAAGAAGGTGCAATGAAGTTGGATATTGAATCGGGAGCTGAGGGATGAGTGAATTAGAAATACTTGAATCAGCACCCAAAGATGCTACCCATTATTTTCTTGTGCCTAATGGATCTGGTGAACCTTATTACGTTCTTGAAAAAGAAAAAAAGTTCTACTGGTTTCACGGTCAGGATGAAATAACTAAGCCACACATTTTAAGTTGGATTAAGTCAATTGAATCACTGAAAGAAGTTAAAGCGGAAAGTCAGGAGATTTAAATGTCTTGGTATTCTTTAAGACAATTAGCTAAAGAACTCGGAATGGCTCCAAATACTTTTAAAAAATATTATTTGGAGAAATTCCCGCCTGATCGAGAATCCAAAACTTATAAGGGTTGGACATCTCAATCAGTAGCAAAGATTAAAGTTGAGATTCAAGGCGCTAAATAAGCGCCTTTAATCTTCTATAGGATATTTATAGTCATCAAAATTTAATAAATCAGTGGTGTGCATTGCAGCACCGTTGGCACCACGAAATAAGTGACATGCATTGAAATTATGAATATTACAATAATTAAATAATTCAACGATTAATTCATATCCTAAAGTTATTTTTAATAACCTGTAACCACTTTCATAATACTTTAGAATATCTTTTAAGCATGGTCGAGTTCCAAATTTATTAAAGATTTTGATGTGATTTTTTGTGTAAGTTAAGACACCTTGTTGATGAGAAATATGCTGATTAAGGCCTTTAGGTGGATCTAGCACTTCGAGTACTTGATTCAATTCATTTGTAATACTTTCAGAATTTAATACCCAAATGCAAAATTTTGAATTTGGATCATAATTCATTTTGAGTGCATGAGAACAAGCGAAATAACTAGCTACAAACGGATTTTTGGTCCAATCCAGCAATCTAGTTTCAACTCCATAATGTTGTGCATATACAGCTAACTCAAAAAAATCATCATCAAACCAATCTAGCTGATCTCTTCCAAACGATTTCCTATATTTACTTAACTTATTTTTTTGTCTTCTTCTCAATTGATCATTATCTGATGGTAATTGAACACCAGCTAAATCACAGGAATCTTGGAATTTCAATAAAATTTCTGACTCATAATTTTGATCTACACTCCAATTTGTCTTAACCCACCCAATATTTTTTTTATTACGATAAAAGGTTGGTTTTAAATCCCAATCACTTTCTCCATGTCCCCGATAAATGATCGATTTGTCTAATGTACTATACCCTTTAAAATCTTTTATCTTAAAAAAAGGAAAATTAACAGCTGATGGGTTAAATTCCAATCTTAATTGAGTCATAAGATCTTTTACATGTAATTTATCTGGACGAATAAAAGTTATAAACTCCTCAAAATCATTAAACGTAATTTCAAAATGAGAATCATTATTTACTAATTGATCGTAGTATTTATTACCCATTTTGATTTACCCATTTATCAATTTTATACATTAGAAATTCGTTCAATTTAAAACCTACAAAAAATTGCTTTCATAATTACTTGCTATGATTAGATTCAAAATTTAAGGCGCTAATTAAGCGCCTTTTTTCATTAATTTTCTTATTTTATCTCCAACAAAAGCACTAGAAAGTAAGGGTTTAAATTGCTCTAATAAGGATTCAGCATCATGTGATATAAGCTTGTTGCCGTTAACATTCATTTCACATGGGAAGCCATCAGGACTTATCACTAATATTGTTATATCAAATCTTTGTGTTTTGTCATCTGTTGCAGAAACATAGAGAACACGCGACTCAGGCTCTTGAGATTCAATTTTTACATCTGTAATTGGAAGTGAAGTAAGACCCGTTAATAAACCTAACGTATTAAACCCTTTTTTTCTCCAACCAAATTCAACTTTATTATTTGTTGCTTTCTTAACTGCTTGGTCTACTTCAAATAATACATTATCAATTTCTTCAATACTTTTGTCTCTGGTTACAGAGGATTGCATACCCTCTTCAACTGCTAAACTTAAATCTAAATGCATTTTGTTTTCTCCAACTTTAGACAGATAGGCAAATGATCTGAAGGGTTACTAAATGAATCATTATGTAAAGAACTAATCATCTTATCATCAAAGACAAGAACTAGATTATCATCCAAATTCCATCCATCACGGAAAAAGTTTCCTGAAACTAAGATTTGATCATAAATGTGCCAGTGATGGAACTCATTTTTAGTACAGTGATGGGTACCTGAGGGTTGATCTTCCTTAATTTGTAAAAATTTCCAAAAAGGATTGTAAAACAGTGAAGAATTATTAGAGATAACTTTTTGATCCCTAGTACTTCTTAACCCCTCTAATATTGCCGAATCATAAGGTTCAACATTAAAATCCCCTAAAACAACAAACTTCGTTTTATTGAAAAATTTTTTTTCATCATTAGTATCTTTTTTAATAAATGATGCGACTGTTCTTCTTTTTTCCTTATTATCATTTAATTGAGATAACCAATGAGTAACATAAAATATAATTCTTTCTTCTAAGTGCCCACTTAGAAATTCATATTTTTGAAAGACTTTAAGCTTATTCTTTTCTTCACCATCGACTTCTACTTTTGATTGAACAAAATCAAAAGTATTTTTAAATATTACACATGTATCAAAATATAAGCCTCCATAATTTTTTCGATAAATATTGTAATCATAGCCCATCCCAATAAGTTGAATACTATTATCTATAAACTCCATATCCTCAGGTGAAACCTCACAAAGACATAAAAAATCAAAATCGAGTTTCAAGAGCCCTTGAATTACCCTAGAAACTTTTATTTTTTTATCAACTTTTGATTTATTCCATCTATTTCCTATAGGAGGAGATAAATTTATATTCCAAAAACCGACAAATAAACTTTGGTTCATGAGTTAGTACCAATCCAATTTTCTACTTCATTCGCATACCAAGTCATAAGCTCTACTCGCTCATCCCAATATTCGGCACGGTTATAAATTTTACTTGTCTTATCTGCTTTTGTTGTTTTGTTCACGTGGGCAATTTGATAATCGATAACCTCACCACGGAACAATTTACTTTCATTAGCATGAGTCGAAAACAATGAACGAAAACCATGAGTAACCATTTTATCTGTGTAGCCCATTCTTTTTATCATTGTGAGAACCGACTCAGATGTCATGTGCTCATAAGGTTTTCCACGTTTTTTAAATATGTACCCATCATCTGTTTTGACGCTTTCGAGTTCCTTAAACAAAGCATAGATTTGCGGTACCAGTGGGACCATTAATTCTTTTCTTTTTTTCATTCGCTCTGCAGGAATTATCCAGACTTTGTTTTCAAAATCTATCTCTCCAGTATCCCACCTAGCTTTTAACAATTCTGTTATTCGGGTTCCGGTATAACAAACTAAAAGCATGGCCATTTTTACTATTGAGCTAGAATGACTCGCTTTCATGCGTTTAAAGAATTCTGGCATTTCACTCACAGGTAAACAAGGATGGCTGTCAGATTCATATTCAGGTATTACATCCTCTACTAATGTACATGGATTACGATCTGTATAATCTGAGGCAATTGCAAAATCAAATACTTGCTTTCCAAGTCTTAATGCTCGGCTTGCTGTTTCTAAAGTACCCTTTGCAACAATTTCTTTAATTTTCTTCGAGATGTGCTTTCTTTCAACTTCATTAATTGGAAGATTTTTAAAATCCTCGGTTAGATATGCAAGTCGATATTCGACTGTGTCATAGTATTTTTTGCTGGTCCATTGTGATTTCATGATACTCAACCATTCCTCAACCACCTTATGGACTGGTGGAGAATTGGCGACCTTGCCCTGATATTCTAATTTTAATTGTCTTGCTAGTTGGCGTGCTTCTTTACATCCCATAATAGGATATTCACCCAACATCTTTTGATTTTGCTTTCCATTTTGGCGATAAGACAAAACCCATTTCTTTTTTCCATTAGGAAAAACGGAAATGTTTAATCCTTCCCCATCTGCTACTGAATATCTAGATTCTTTAGGTTTTAATGACTTTACTTGGGCATCCGATAGCAT